GTGTTGGTTGGCACTCAGACAATAAAATGGATTTGCCAACTGAAAATCTTCCTTGGGCAACTCCTATTATGCCATTGAATAATGCACACACATATACACCAAAAGAGGGTGATATGGTTATGGGATTTTTTGCAGATGGAGACAATGCACAAGAGCCAATTATGTTTGGTGTTTTTCCTGGCATTCCATTAAAAGCATCAAATCCACAGGAACCTTTTAGTGATCCAAGAGAAGATGTTGAACTATCTTCTGCACCAAAGACACCAAAAAGTAAAGAATATAATACTGATGGTTCAGGTATAATCATAACAGAAAAAAATCAAGCAGATAGTTATCCTAAGTTTTTAGATGAACCAACAACTTCTCGTATTGCACGAAATGATGAAGATACTATTACAGAAACATTTATACAAGAAAGAATTGATAATGTTGTTACTGGAATTGAAACTGTAAATGACACTTGGGATGAACCCGAAACAACTTACAAAACAGTTTATCCGTATAATAATGTTATTGAAACTGAATCTGGTCATTTGTTAGAATTTGATGATACTCCAGAATCAGAAAGAATACACCTTGCTCATAGAAATGGCTCTTTCCAAGAATGGTTTCCTGATGGAGACAAAGTTGAAAAAATTACTAAAGATAATTATCAGATTGTAATGGGTGATGATAGAATTTACATTATGGGTAAATGTCAAGTCACAATTCAAGGTGATGCAGAGATTTATGTAAAGGAAAACGCATATCTTTTAGTTGATAAAGATGTGGAAGCAACAGTCCATGGAAACTTAACTGGACAAGTTGACGGTAATGCTGACGTTACAATAGATGGAGATGTAACTGTTGAAGTGGGTGGAAATTATTCAGAACATGTTGGTGGAACATACAAATTAGTATCTGATGGAAATATGACAATTGATGCACCTAATATTAACTTGAATAGTGGTACAAAAGGTGCTGCTCGTATTGGTGATACTGCGGATACTGGAGATGAAGGTGGTGGTGGCCATTATGATACTAATAGTGCAGGAACTAACGTAATTGAAACAGGATCAGCCACAGTTATTATTGGCGGGTAAGATAAATAGAAAATGGCAACAACAGATATAGACTCCACACGAAATTTTGTAGACTTGGATTTGAATTTTGCAATTCATCCGATACGCAAAGATGTAAACACATATAAAGCAGAGTATGCAGTAATCAATTCAGTCAAAAATTTGGTTTTGACTAATCACTATGAGAAGCCTTTTAGACCACAAGTTGGAAGTAATATTCGCCGACTTTTATTTGAAAATATAGATTCCATCATTGCTGCACAAATAGAACGAGCAGTTACCGAAACTATAGAAAATTTTGAGCCAAGAGTTAGTGTATCAAGTATTACTGCAATACCGGATCCAGACAACAATAGATATAATTTAAGACTAGAATTTTTTGTAATTAATCAAACATCACCAATTACAATAAACTTCTTTTTAGAAAGAATTAGATAATATGGCAGACCGCTTAAGAGTAACAGAACTTGATTTTGATACAATCAAATCAAATCTAAAAACATTTTTAAATCAACAATCTTCTTTCACAGATTATGATTTTGAAGGGTCAGGGTTAAACGTATTGCTTGATATTTTGGCATATAACACACATTATAATGCTTATTATTTAAACATGGTTGCCAATGAGTCTTTTTTAGATACCGCATTACTCCGTGATTCAGTAGTTTCTCACGCAAAGAGTTTGAATTATGTGCCACACTCAATGAAGGCACCCATTGCAACAATTAACTTTTCTGCCAAATCTACAAGTGCCACAACTTCAATATTAACGATTCCTTCAGGATATTCTTTTCTTTCAAATAAAATTGATGGTAAATCTTATAACTTTGTTGTATTACAAGAAGTAACGGCAACGAAAGCAAATAGTTCTTTCTATTTTGAGAATTTAGACATTTATGAAGGTCAATTGATTACATATAGTTTTGCACACAATCAGGCCGCAAATCCAAAACAAACATTTACGTTACCCAATGCAAACATTGACACAACAACTATTAAAGTGGGTGTGTCTCCTTCTTCAGTTAATACAAGTGTTAGTGTTTATACAAACGTAACCGATATTTCAGATGTTACTACAACATCCGAAGTTTATTATCTCCAAGAAAATAAAGGTGGAAAATACCAAATTTATTTTGGTAACAATATTGTAGGCAAAGCTTTACCTGATGGTGCAGTAGTTACTGTATCATATCTGTTAACAAACGGAACTTCAGCAAATAAAGCAAATAACTTTGTGGCGGCTTTAACTTTATCAGATTCATTAAACGAAACACTTACTAACTTTACAGTTACTCCTGTTTCTGCTGCTTCTGGTGGTTCTGAACGTGAAGGTGTTGATGATATTAAATTTGGTGCTGCTGCACAATTTACAACACAAAATCGTTTGATTACTACTAATGATTATCAAGCATTTTTAAAGAGAAGCTATCCAGCACTAGATTCATTATCTGTATGGGGTGGTGAAGAAGAAACAGTACCTGTTTATGGAACAGTTTATGTATCATTGAAACCAAAAACAAATTACTATATTTCTGAGACTGAAAAACAAAGAATCATTGATGACTTAATCAAACCAAAAGCAATTGTTGCTGTTAATACAGTTATTCGTGACCCCGAGTATTTGTATTTGTTGGTTGAAAGTTATGTGCAATACAATAAAACAAAAACAACTCAAACTGCCGAAGCAATTAAAACTTCAATTAGAAATGCCATTCTTTTATACAATGAAACTTATTTAAATAAATTTGGTGCAACAATGGTTCTGTCTAGGATGCAAGATGCAGTTGATTCAGTTGACTTAAATGCAATCGTTGGTTCTGAAATGACATTGAGATTGCAAAAACGATTTGAACCTAGTTTAGGTGTGTCATCAACTTATGCGATTAATTTTAATGCCGAATTGCATAGAGGTACTGTAAGTAATAAAATGACTTCTACACAATTTACTGTGTATGATAGTAATGGTGTTATTAGAACGGCACAAATCGAAGAAATACCAGAATCATATACTGGAGTTTCATCTATTGAAGTTACAAATGGTGGTTCTGGATATACAACAACACCAACAATAACAATTGCAGGTGATGGTTCTGGTGCAACTGCAAGACCAATTATTGTAAATGGAAAAATACAAAGTATTGAAATCTTGACCCGTGGCGCAGATTATAGTCGTGCAACGGCAACTATAAGTGGTGGTAATGGTTATGGTGCAACTTGTTCTGTTTTGTTAGATGCAAAATATGGAACATTAAGAACAGTTTATTTTAATGAAATGGCTGAAAGACAAGTTATTGATTCTACTGCGGGAACAATTAATTATTCCACTGGTTTGGTTATGTTGAATGATTTGAGAGTTTTAACAAACCTTTCTAATGATGGGTTAATCAGATTAACAATTGAATCAGAAAAAGGAATCATTTCTTCTTTTAGAAATAACATTATTTCAATTGATAAAGATGATTCTTCAGCAATTACAACAGAATTAGTTACAACTTAATGTCTGACCAAAAAATATCACTATTAATTAATAGACAAGTTCCTGAATTTGTTCGGGAAGAATATCCTCTATTCATTACATTTTTGGAAGCCTACTATGAGTACCTTGAAACAAAACAAGGTACTGAATTAAATGATTTGGTCAAAAAATCCAAAGATTTAAAATATCTAAACGATGTTGACTATTCTATTGATGATTTTGAGCAACAATTTTTTAATACATTTGCATCTTTAGTTCCTAGAGATGTTGCGGCCGATAAAAATGTATTAATCAAAAAAATATTACCTTTATATCTTTCAAAAGGTTCTGAGGCATCATTCAAGTTACTTTACAGACTTTTGTTTGGCCAAGAACTTGAAATTACATATCCAGGTAATGAAGTTTTAATTGCTTCTGATGGTAAATGGGTAGTTGAAAATGTTCTAAAAGTATCTGCAACTATTGCATCATACTATACAGGAAATGGTTCAACAAAAGAATTTAAAATTTTACAAGAAGTTGATGATATTACAGTTTATGTAAACGATGTTTTACAAACTAATTATTACATCAAAAAAGAATTAAAAAAATTAACATTTAATACCGCACCTGCAAATGGTGCAACAATTAAAGTTTATTACAATACTTTAGATTATACAAAGTTTGTTAACCGCAAAGTTACTGGTTTAACATCTGGTGCAACGGCACTTGTTGAAAAGACTTCAAGTAGGTATATTAATAGTAGAAAAATTGTTGAATTGTTCATCAATAGCAAAACACTTATTGGTGAATTTACTATTGGTGAAAAAGTTACTACCACTTATATTGATTCTGATGATGTTTTAATTAATATATTATTTTCTGGTGTTTCATCACTACAGACCATCAACATTATAGATGGTGGTTCAAATTACAATGTTGGAGACCCAGTTGCAATTAGCACAGGATTCTCAGACGAAAATGCATCGGCAACTATCTCAAAGATTTTTAAAGGTGTAATTAATAGAGTAACAATCAATAATGGCGGTGCAGGATTTAAACCACCATCAAGAATTGCAGCAGTTGGATATGCAAACACAGAATTAGATTTTGCTATATCTCAAGTTGACACTTCGGGTGCAAATACTGCCAATGTGTTTACTATTTTCTCAGATGTTATTTCTGATATTGGTTCAACTTTAATTTCTGCCGCAAATTATGGAACTGCTGGTGGTACTATTGCATTACCAAATGTAAACACACGATTGGTAGATGCATTTGGTAATGTATCATATACTGCGATTGGGTCAATTTCTAATGTTGCAATTATATCTGCTAACGTAGCAGTTTCAGTAATGCCAACATTAAATGCTGAACCTGCAATCTATACTATTCCTGCTAGAGGTGCAACACCATCTTCTACAGATGTTAAAATTGATACATTTGGTTCTATTGGAAGAATAGATATTAACAATGGTGGTACAGGATATGTTATTGGAGACGAATTAGTATTTACTAATCAACCAATGACTTTTGGTTCTGGTGCTGCAGCTGAAGTTTCAAACGTAAGTTCTTCAGGTACTATTACTGCAATAACGATATTACCAAGTAAAATTTCAGGTAATATTTCTGTAACTTCTGCATCAAATGTTATGGTTCAAGGATATGGAACTGCATTTAATACTGAATTACAAGTTGGTGATAGAGTATTGATTCAAGGTCAAGGTAAAACAATTACTGTAATTGCTTCTGCAACATCATTGAATGTTAATACATCATTTACTTCTGCATTTACAAACAAACCAATTAGACATATTGATAGATATTTAATTGGTGGTCAAGGATATTCACAAGATAGTTTACCAACAATAACAGTTACATCTACCGCAGGTTCTGGTGCAAACATTTCTGTTCATAGTATTATGGGTGATGGTGAAAATTTATCACCAAAAGGAACTAAGAGAATTGGTGAGATTGAAGAAATTATTGTTGTGGATCCAGGTAGCGGATATACTGCAAACCCTCTAATTGATTTGACTTCTAAAGGTGATGGGAATGCAACTGCAAACGCATCATTAAACCCAACATATGAAGTGTTGGATGGAAGATGGACTTCTGCTGATGGTATTCTTTCTTCTATTGATAGAAAAATACAAGGTAAAGATTACTATGTTAAGTATTCATACCTCACATCTTCCGAAACAGAATTTGCAAAATACAAACAAGTATTTAAAGAGTTGTTGCATCCTGCAGGTTTCAAAGCATATGCACAATTAGTTAAAACAAACATCATAACTTTGAATGGAGATCCAGTTGCCACAAGTGTAGACCCAAATACAATAAGGTCAGTTTCTGGTACAGTAAACGTAGGTAACACAAGCATTTATGTAACTGGAACAGGAACATTATTTAATATTGCCAACTCATTAGGAATAATTTCAGTTGGTGCTTATATTGCTGTTAATTCTCAAATAAGAGTTATTTCAAGTATTATAAGTAATACCAACTTAGCTGTAACTAGCGCATTTACGATTACTGCAAATAATGAGGAAATGGTTGTTATGAATACCGTATACGATGCGGTTGTCACAGAGACACTACTAGAAGAAATTATAACAGAAACAGGAATTTCCTTGACTACAGAATCATAAACAGGATAGAAAATGTCATCAACAAAAATAACAAGTTTACCAGAATTATCGTCACCAAGTGCGAACGGCGCAAATACCGTTTTCGTTGTTGTCGATAAAAGTAGTGGAACATATACAACCAAACAACTTACATTGGGTAATTTGGACATTGCTATTGATAATGTGGCAAGTTATGCTTACACTCAAGCAAATAGTGCATACACTCAAGCAAACTCAGCAAACATCTTAGCACAAGCATCATTTACTTTTGCTAATACAATTAATGTTAAAGTAGATTCGGCATATGCATTTGCAAATATTGCCAATATCAAAGTTGATTCTGTTTATGCTTTTGCTAATATTGCAAACATCAAAGTGGATTCTGCATACGCTTTTTCTAACACAATCAATATTAAAACAGATGCGGCTTTTACTAAAGCAAACTCCGCCAACGTAACTGCACAAGCTGGATGGGACAAGGCCAATTCTGCCAACGTGATTGCACAAGGTGGATATAATTTAGCAAATTCGGCAAATATTTTAGCGCAAGCTGCATTTACTCAGGCCAATTCTGCCAACGTGATTGCACAAGCATCATTCAATCAGGCCAATTCAGCAAATATATTGGCACAAGCATCTTTCACTCAAGCCAATACCGCAAATACTTTAGCACAAGCAGGTTTCAACCAAGCAAACTCCGCTAACGTCTTAGCACAGGCTGCCTTTAATGCTGCAAATACTGCTAACGCACCTTTTGCACAAGCTGCATTTAATCAGGCCAATTCTGCTAATATTTTGGCACAATCTGCTTTCACCCAAGCAAATTTAGATATAACAAATATATCAACATCTGCTGGAGTTTATGGTAATGCAACTCATGTTGCCATAATTACATTAACCGCAAATGGTCGTGTATCGTCTATCACTAATACTGCCATTTCAACTGCAACGGAAACGGCCGCATTTACACAAGCTAATACTGCAAACATACTGGCACAGGCTGCGTTCTCACAAGCCAACTCAGCAAATGTTTTAGCACAAGCCGCATTTAATCAAGCAAACACAAGCACTTCTGGTTACATGACTTCTGCATATGCAAAAGCCAACTCAGCAAATGTCTTGGCACAATCTGCATTTGATAACAGTAACTCTGCTTTCAATCAAGCAAATACAGGACTTTCATTATCTGCAACTGCATTTAACATGGCAAATACTGCCAACGTAACTGCATTTGCCGCTTATGCAAAAGCAAATACCGCTAATGTAACTGCACAAGCTGCCTTCGATACTGCTAATTCTGCAACTGTAACGGCTGCGATTGTTTCTTCCGCATTTAACCAAGCAAACTCTGCATACAATAAAGCGAATAGTGCCAATGTAATTGCACAAGCTGCATTTGATACCGCAAACAATGCGGCTGCAGGATACAATCAAGCAAATACTGCTAACGTAACGGCACAAGCTGCTTTTGATTTAGCAAATACAGTTAATACTGTTGCACTATATGCAAGTTCTAAAGCAAATACTGCATCCGATACTGCCAACTCTGCATTAGCACTTGCAGCTATTGCAGTTAACTATGATAACTTTGCAAACGCAGCTTTTGATGCCGCAAACTCTGCAACAACTTTGGCACAGGCTGCATTTGGACAAGCAAATACTGGATTCAGTAAAGCCAATTCTGCAAACGTATTGGCACAAGCCGCATTTGATACG